ATCGTCGCTATCGCCTTCGCCCTAGCTGCTGGGCTGTGCGCGTTCTTCATCGCTTCCTTGCTGAATGCCATGGTGCCCTCCTAGTTAGTCGTCTTTCAACCACCGGCTAATCTGCCCGGTGGACTTGCGGGTGAAGGTCGCTATGTGCTTCGCGGTGCGGCAGTCGTATACGTCGATGGAGGTGCCGACCTTCGCCCAAGCGGCCTCTAGTAGAGCGCCGTTCAAAGCGTTTTGCCTGATCGCGTAATAGCGGTGTGGCATGTCGTGCTTTTCGATGGCGTCCCAAAGTCGGAAGGGTCGCTTCGTCTCCCCGTCGTGGTCTTCTTTCCAACGCGTGTATTCGTGGGCTTCGTCTTCGACCGCTGTTGCCGAGCTTCGCTGATCCATGGTGACTGCCTCCTAGTGGTTGCCCGCTCTAAGGTTCAAACCATAGCTACAGCTTTAGCCTAGCAGGGGCACCCTACTGATGCAATCGTGAGCAGTCGGGGCGTCACCTCCCGCTATATACCACCTCCCGGGGGCCGGGTGAATAGGCCTGTGAATGGCCGGAGGAAAAGGCCTATAAAACAGGGGGGTAGGGAGTTACTTCCTTATACGGCACGTAGGTGTATAGCGGGAGCTTGCGCTCCATGATTCTCTCCTGTAAACTGCTGCTTACGGTGGTCGATCAACAGCTTACACCCGATCCGATCCACCTAAACATTCCCGGCAGTGAGCGGCAGATTACCGTGAATTACCGGGCCTTCTGTGAATAACCAGTGAATGGAGATAGAGATGAATACCGAGATGAACAGCACCAAGCAGCGCAAGGCCCGCGTCGCGGGCAAGGTCGCCAACGTGGACGGTGTCCGCGCCTACGAAACGGCGAAGGGCATCCGCTACAGCGCCCAAGTGCGGATCGCAGGCCGTCCCGCTCAGTCGAAGTCGTTCGACACCCGCGAGGCCGCGATCCAGTGGAAGCGCACGCAAGAGGTAGGCGACGCGAAGCCGCAGCCGGATCGCATCACGATGCCCGAGTGCTTCACCCGCTACATGGAGCGCCGCGCCCAGCTCGGCAACCCGGTGGGCGAAGCCATGGCGTCGATGTATCGCCGCCTGTCGGCGCATCCGATCCTCGCCACCGTGCGCGTCGATCAAATGACGGCCGAGGTGGCGATCAGCTACTGCGCCGCCCGCAAGACCGTTGACCGCATTCACCCCTCCACGATCCTCTCTGAATACGTTCGCATCAACCTCGCGATCCGCGGCTGCGCGATGTTCTTCGGCTGGGGCGCGTTCGATCCGCTCAATAAGGGCGTGGGCAAGACGCTGAAGGCCCAAGGCCTGATCGCCGAGTCCACCAAGCGCGACCGCCGTCCCTCGGGTGGCGAGCTGGACAGCCTGATCGCCCATTTCGCCGAGCGTCGCGTCGCTGGCATCGACACGATCCCGATGGACGACATCGTGCGCGTGAACGCGCTGAACGCCTTCCGGCGTGGCGAGGTGGTCGAGCTGCTTTGGTCGAACCTCGACACCGAAGCCCACGGCTTCTATGTGGATCGCAAGGACTCATCGGTCGAAGGTGGCAAGCGCCGCGCATTGGTGCCGCTGCTCCCGGCCGCGTGGGAGATTATCGAACGCCAGCCCAAGGTCGAGGGCGAGGACCGTGTCTTCCCCTACAGCGCCGACTGGATCAGCAAGCGGTTCACCGCTGCCTGCAAGGCGCTGAAGATCACGAACCTGCGCCTGCACGACCTGCGCCACGAAGCCATCAGCACCATCGCGCAGGTGGTCGGCCCGACCGAGGCGATGATGGTGAGCGGCCACAAGACCTTCCGCCACTTCATGCGCTATGTGAACTACGGCAAGGAAGAGTCGAAGAAAATCTCGACCAAGCTCGCGAACGTCACGCTGGCGAGCGCGGTGTCCACCAAGGTCACGCCGCTGCGGGCCGCGGCGTAGTCAGCAGCAGCTCACTCAACCCGGGACGGTATCCCGGGTTTTTTTTCGACCGTGGCCGACGCGTCGCGCTCTTCCAGATAGTCGGCCACCGCTTCAAAGCTCGCCCAGCGCCGCCCAGCCTCGCGGTAGGTGCGGATCGGCAGCGATCCATCCGACAACTGATTCCACACCGTCTGCCGTGCGAGGCCCAGCACCTCGCTCACCTGCTCCATGGTGAGCCGCGGGCCATACTTGTCGAGCAGGTGGGCGCGGGTGAGGAGCGTGCGCGATTGCATCATGCCGCCCGCTCGCCCGGTCCCACGATGGAGGGCACCAGCTCCAGCGCCCGCGTGTAGGCCTCTTGCAGCTCCAGCACCGCGTCCGCGCCCTCATCGACCGCGACTTGGTGCAGGATCGGATAGCCCGAGTCGATGGAGGCCAGCACCTCGCCCCGCGTTGCGGCGCGGCCCTCGGCGAACCAGAGGACTTCCTCGGGCTTCCCGATCTTGAAGAGCAGCCCGCCCGCGACCGGGCGCTTCCAGAATTGGCGCGTGACCCACACGCACGCGACGCCCGGGTTGCGGTCGAGGAATATCCCGGCCGGGTTGGTCGCGCCCTCGGGCATCTCGGTGCGCCGCTTCATGTGCGGGCGAGCGAGGAACGGGCACGCGATGGCGCTGAAGACCGCGCAGTCGCGGTGGCTCGGCGGCTCGCTGGTGTTGTAGTTGATGGCGCACATGGGACCGATCACGAAGGCGAAGTGGGTGCCGAGCTTCTGCCCGCACACCCAGCACAGGCGCTTCGCGAGCGCGAGCTTGAGCTTGCGAGCGTCCGCGGTCGGGAAGTGATAGTCGTCGTCCACGATGGCGACGAACCACGGCACCGGATAGCCGCGCCTGATCGGCAGCGTCTGCATCCGCCGCGGCACGGGTGGCAGCTCGGGCCGGTAATGCTTTTCTATCTTCACTTGCGCTTGGCCTTCTTGAAGCTCGGCTCGTTCGCGGCCTCGTCGCCGTCGCGATCCACCTGCCAAGTTTCCTCGGTCCACGTCTGCACCTTGCCCTTGATGGCGTTGCCGAGAAGGCCGTGGAAAATCTTCGCGCCGTCGAGGCTCATGCCGAAAGTAATCTGCTTCCCGAGGAAGTGCTTGATGTCCACCTCCAGCGAGTCGCCCTTCTGCGACCGCTTGATGATCAGCTCCCGGTCGCTGTCCTTGTGGCGAACACCCTTGTGCTTCAACGTCACCGGCTTGTAGGTCAGGCTCATGCTATCTCCACGTTGGTTGTGATTCGTAAGATGCAAATGCGCTTGTTCTCCCCGTCCGTCTTCGTGCGTGCTTCCAGTATTGAGTCGTAGCGACTGCCCAGCTTTAGCGTTCCGCTCGGCTGCATCCAGAGGTTCACCCAATGCGTGACCGGCACCGAGTCCTTCACGACAGCGGGCACCGGGTCGGCCTTCATCGCTTCTCCTCGCGGATTAGGATCGCGGCACGCTTCAGCACCTCGGGGTCGAGCAGGCCGCGGGCTACCATGTCGCGGCGCTGCTCCCGGTTATACGTGCGATATTGTTCGCGGCAGTCATAGACGCGGCAGAGGACCGGCGCACGGTCATGGATCGTGCAGCCCTCGTCGCCGAGATAGATGCAGTCACCGTTGGGCTTGTGCTTCAACACAAGGCTCACGCCGTGCATCATTTCCGTCTCGTAGGTCGCGGCATCGTCCTCGTCCGTCAGCGCGATCAGCGTGCGCTTGCAGCACAGGCGGCAGGTGCCGCAGGGCACGGCCACCGGGTCGGTATTCATCAGTGCCCCGCCTTCTGGATAAACTCGCGCAGCGCGAGCAGCATGTCGTCGCGATCCGCGTTGCTGATCCACGCGAAGCTGCCCTTGTCGCCGAAGTCGAAGACCATCAGCGCGAAGCCTACGCCGACCGGGAGCTGGTCGGCGACTATCGGAGCGACCTGCCTCGCGATGTTGTTCAAGTCGTCCTCGGTCACGACGGTTGCCCACCGATCCGGCGCGATGCCGCGTCGATATGCTGCTGCGCCAGCACGGCCTCGTCCTCGTCGGTCAGCTCCATGGCGATGGCGGTCACGCGGGCGATGTCCTCGGTGTTGGACGCGGCCCGGGCGAAGCGCACCACGTCTTGCAGCGCGACCGAGGGCATCGGCCCGGGCGAGGGTGCCGTCGAGGCCGCGGGCGGCAGCGGTGGTGCCTTGGGATCGTGCATGGCGGCATTGGGATCGGCTCGCGCAGCCTTCCGCTGGGCGATCTTCTCACGCACCGCCTGCCGGGGGTTGGTGGTCGGCTGCGGTGCCGGAGCGCCGCCTGCGCCCGCTGGAGCAGCCGGGGAGGCCTCCGCGGGGGCGATGTCGAACCAGTCACCCGGCAGGCTCATGCCGTCGCGCAGCGAGGTGAATATCTTCCCGAGCTGCACGAAGAGGCCCGGGGTGATCGTGTCGAGGCGGCGCTGCACGCGCTTCTCCAGCGCGGCCTTGGTGACGCCCAGCTCGGCGAACTGGGCGACCATGTTCGCCACGCGCTCGGGGGTGACCTCGACCTTGAGCTTCAGCGTGACCTCGCACTGGCGCTGCGCGGCCTCGACCACGTCGCCCGGGATCACGCGCAGGATGCAGGCCCGCAGCCGACGCGATGCCGCGTTGGCGACATGCTCGTAGATGTCCCGCGGATCGTGGAGCTGCCGCTTCGATCCCTGCGCCACGCGCTCATGCACGACATCGAAGACCATCTGCGAGCGGACACCTGTCTGCAAGTCCCACGCGAAGGCCTGCACCTTCGTCGCCCCCGGGCGCTCCTCCAGCACGCGCCAGCCGAAGTCGAGGTGGCCCCAGTATTGCGCGAGGCACTCGGCGAGACGGATCGACGGGCCGCGGATGTCGGTGCCGCCGCGGGCGTATTCGTAGAGCGCACCTTCCGCGAGGGTCGGCCGCGTGCAGGCTTGCAGGATGCGATCCATTATCTCCATCTCGTTCCGCGGGAAGCGCCGCGCCACTGTCATGCTCGCCTGCACCTCGGCGACCTCGCGCTGCGATCCGATGGTCGCCATCAGCTCCTGCGGCGCGGTCGCGACCGGCGCGTTGCGGAATGGGTTTTCTATGCCGACTGCTTCGGGTGAATTCATGCTGGCTCCTTGATCTTGGAAAATCGGGCGTCGATGAACGAGGTGGCGGCGATGGTGTAGCCCTTGCGTTCGATGCGCTTGCGCGTGAACTGCACGTTATCTTCAAACACCAGCCGCGAGGCCTCGCCCATCTTCGCGAGGAGCTGGAGCTTCGCCACGTCGGCCACCTTCTGGTTACTCTTCGCTTTCTCCAGCGCCTCTTCAAACACCGCCCGCCAATGCTCGTCGGTGTCGTTCGCCACCAGCGTCTTGCCATCGGTGCCGGGGTAGAGGCGCTTCAGCAGGTCGATGTCGATGGTGTCCCAGTTGGGCGGCGGCGGCGTGCCGTCCTCGACCAGCTTCCAGAATTCGCGCTCGCCTTCGATAATCTCGCCTTGCAGCTCGGTGTCGGCGAGTATCTCGTAGATGCGGAAGTCGCTGCCGCCGATCAGCACCGCGATGTCGGCCGCGCTCAACCCCGACACGGCCATGTAGTGCTGCACCTGCACCAGATAGTGGTGCGGCACCTCGTCGGTGCCGGTGCGCCCCCAGCCCTCGGCGGATCGCGCCGTCTTCGCTTCAAAGATACGCCCGTCGTCAGTGACGCCATCGACGTGCGCGAGCATGAACTTGTGGCGCGGGTGTCGCAGCGTGCCCTCGGGCATTCGCACCACGCGCCGCGTGAGGTTGGAGTATTCCTGCCGGATCACCGGCTCCAGCAGCGTGCCCCAGCGCATCGCCTCCAGCGTGCCGATGCCCACGCGCTTCTCGCGCTTGTCGAGGAAAAGCTCCAGCGGCGACTTCCACGGCGAGATGCCGAGGGCCGGGGCTGCATCCGATCCGCCGATGCCAGTGAAACGCTCGGCGACCTGCTCGTCAGTCAAACTCATCAACGCCTCCTGTGAGGCATCGGCAGCGGGGCCAGTCGCGGGCTGCGACGCGATCTTGCAGTAATAGCGGAAGATAACGGGGGAGGAGTAGGCTACGCCCGCTTGCGCGAACGCGTCAAGCCCCCTGACGAAAAAAACCCCGCACGCGGCGGGGCTGGGTGGGGCGCGAGCGGGTCACCATAGCAGCGCCATCAGCACGATCAGCATGATGCAGATTTTCTGAAGCCACGCGTCGGCCCACCAGATGGCGGCGCGGATCATGACCGCCCCCGATTTACCTCGGCCCACGCCTCGCGCAGTCGGGCGTCGCTGATGTTTGCGGGATAGAGCGGGTGACTGGTTGCGATCAGCCGCGCCGTGATGTGCGGGGCCGCGTAGTCCCGCGCCCGCTTGGTCGCCAGCCATACCGTGCGCGGCGCGAGTCTGTGCAGGCGCTGCGGTAGCGTCGCGGCTCCGGCCCGCAGTTGCGCCGGGGTGACCTTGCTCGCGTTGGTCGCACCAATCGGCTCGTCCACCACGTTCATGCAGGCGAAGCGATCAAAGAACGCACGGCGTGATTCACCGGCCTCTGCCAGCACCCGATGCAGGCGGCTGAAGGTCGCATCGTTGCCGGTGGCGATCCAGTCCTCGACATCGCCGTGCTGGGTTGCATCGGGAGCGCCATAGGTCGATTCCAGCAGGATCAGCACCCGCCCGCACTCGGGGTATCGCGTTCCGACCCATGCCTTCATTGTGAGCAACCTCCGATGATGCAGATGAGGCCGACGATGGGGTGGTCCGTGCAGAAGAGCAGGTAGCAGCCGACGATGATCAGGATCAGGGCCATCATGCTGCCCCCCGGCGCAGCGCGGCCACGATCCCGTCGCTCGGCCACTCCACCGGCAGCGGTGCCATCGCGCCGAGGAAGAGAACGATCCGGCCGAACTGGTCGAGCGCCAGCCCGGTGTCGATGGCGAACATGCAGCCGACCGCGCCGACCGCCGCGGCGACAGCCGAGACGAGCAGCGCGTCGCGCAAGATCAGCAGCGCCTTCATGTGCCCTCCTGCGGGTTCAGCACGTTGTCGAGCGCCCGGGCGCACTTGGTGACGCGCTCGTCGTGGTTGATCGCGTCGCGCAGCCGGTGGTTCGCTTCGTGCATCTCTTCGATCAGGAAGCCGAAGCGCATCGCCAGCTCGCCCTCGCGCACGTCGGCCGGGAGCTTCGCTTCCAGCGTCGCCCACGCCTTGCTCATCACGTCGTAGCAGTAGCTCATGCGCCCCCCGGTCGAGCGTAGTCAACGCCGCGGAACGGGATGCGCTCCAGCCCCGCCTTGTGGCGATACAGCTCCAGCAGCGCGGGCGGGATCGGGGCCGTGCCGCGCTCCCACTCCTGCCACGTCCGCCAGCTCACGCCGATCATGACCGCGGCGTCCTTCTGAGTGTGCCCCGCTGCCTCGCGTGAAGCGAGCGGCTCCTGCTTGCCTTTCTTTCCCATGGTGTCCTATCCCTTGTTTGAGTAGTCGATGAACCACACGACCGCGCCGACCGCGAAGAGCGGCCAGCCGATCACCGGAGCGCCGAAGTAAACGCACGCCGCGCCGAGCGTGATTAGAGTGAGGTAGGCGATCTTCATCAGATCACCGCCACGGTGGGGTGAAACTCGGGCGACTTCGCGAGCCACTCGGCCTTCTTCCAGTCGTGCTGCCGCAGGCCCGGGAAGGCGTGGATCGTGCCGTCCGCGTTGATGCGGAACGGGCCGATGCGCTCGCCCGCCGCGCTGTAGACCATGCCGACGATGGCACCGTCCGCCTGCTCGTCGCCGCGCTCAAAGAACGCGAGACGGCCGCGGGCGAGCCGCAGCTCGTTCGACGCGTCAAGGTCGCCCCCGGCGCAGCCCTTGATCGCTTGCAGCGCCTTCAGCGCCGCCGCTGTGCATGAGTAGCCCATTACCGCACCTCCACGATCATCGCGCAGCGGATCGGCTCGTAGTTGGTCTTCAGCGACAGGAAGACGTGGTGCCCGCCGCGGCCGACGATCCACCATTGGGCGCTGACGTTGTCGCGCAGCACCTTCTCGGCCGCGTCGAGGCTCGGGAGCTTGGCGACCTGCTCCAGCGTCGCGATCAGGTTGCGGTGCATCGTGGTCTGCTGCTTCGGTTCAATTTCCAGTTTCAATTTCATCTCTATCTCCAGTTGGTTGAGGGAATGGGCTAGTGCCCCGCCAGCGCCGCACGCGGCGCTGACAGAACCGATTACCCCTTGCGGCTGACCGGGACCACGCGGATGTTGCGGATGCCTGCGCGGGTGAACTTGCCCATGCCCTTGGCCGCGTTGCGCTCGCTCATCGACCACTGCAACACGCACAGCTCGCCGTCAGGCCTCGCCATCGCACGCTGCACCGCCGCCGCTGCTTGTCCGCCGATGTAGGCGTCGCGATCCGGATGGGCCGCTGCGAAGGTGCGGGACTCTTCAATGTGGTGCGCGTCGTAGGTGAACGGCTTGCCGCCGAACGACCCGCCGCTGATGAACGCGTCGCCCACGTTCTTCTTCGCGACCGCGTGGTGGTAGTCCCAGCTATCAATCGCCTGCTCGGTCGCCCATTTCAGGTTGTATTCAGCCTGCGACTTCTGATCGTAGTCGGCCACGACGGCGTGGGTGTAGGTGCGCGGGGAACGGCGGGTAACGGTGCTGCCTGCTACGGTGTGAAGTGCGCCTGCCTTGCTCATCTCTCTATCTCCAGTTGGTTGAAAGGGTTACGACAGGGAGCATGATAGCACAGAACCTGTGCCCCGGCGCAAGGGTTGGAAGTCTTTTTTTCACTTCCCGGGGAGGGGGAAAAAGCCTTATGAATCAAGGCACAGGAACTGTGCTATATGCCCGCAAATATACCTCCCCGGGCTTGACCATAGGCACAGATTCTGTGCTAGACTCTGGTCTTCACATCATGGAGATAGAGATGAAGCTGAAGGCTAAGAGACTGGGCAACGGGCACTACACCGTTGTCGTCGGCGGCAGGGTGGTCGAGCTGGATCGCGTCGGCATGGACGAGGGCGGCGACCGCTGGATCGGCGTCTACGCCGACACGGGCGAGGAGCTGGTGAACGCAGCGACGAAGAGCGGCGCACTGGAGGCACTTGCTTCCGGCGCGTGCGTCCCGGGGGTGCTGTGATGCGTGCCCCCGTCGTCGTCGCCTACGGCATGGGCGTGGACTCCACCGCGATGCTGGTCGGCCTACAGCAGCGCGGCGAGCGCCCCGACCTGATCCTCTTCGCCGACACTGGCGACGAGAAGCCCGCCACCTACGCCTACCTGCCGACGATCAACGCGTGGCTCGCCTCGGTCGGCTTCCCGCTGGTGACCGTGGTGAAGAATGCACGGCCTAAGTCGGGCGACGTGTCGCTGTCGGCCGCGTGCATCAGGACCGAGGTGCTGCCTGCGCTCGCCTACGGCCAGCACCAGTGCAGCATCGTGTGGAAGCAGGTGCCGCAGCAGAACTTCGTGAAGCGTTGGGCACCCGCGCAGGACGCGTGGCTCGCTGGCGTGGACGTGGTGACGTGCGTGGGCTACGACGCGGGCAAGCAGGACTCCTGCCGCCGCTACAAGGCCGAGGGCAAGGCCGCTCCCGGCTACGTGAACCGCTACCCGCTCATCGAATGGAACTGGGACCGCGCCGAGTGCGAGCGCCAGATCGTGGCCGCTGGCCTGCCGGTGCCGGTGAAGAGCGCGTGCTTCCACTGCCCCGCGTCGAAGAAGGCCGAGATAGCCCAGCTCGCCAAGGATTCGCCCGAGCTGCTCGCCCGGGCGCTGAAGATGGAAGCCATCGCGCTCGCCGCCACCAAGCTCGACGCGGTGACCGGCACGATGGTCAAGAAGCTCAAGCGGTCGAAGGGACTCGGCCGCAACTTTGCATGGGGCAGCTTCGTGCGTGACAGCGCGATCCAGCCCGCCTAACTTTTCAACCCACAACAGGAGATAGAGATGCCTTACACCCTTCAAGACTTCAGGACCGGCCAGCGCGTGCAGATGCACCCGGGCACCGACCGCTGGATGCGCGGCGACCGCTACGGCGAGGTGGTCGCGGTCGGCCGCAGGCTGGTCACCATCAAGCTGGATCGCAGCGGGCAGACCAAGGCCTTCCTGCCCCGCGCCATCGGGGAGATTCTCTGATCAGCTCCGCGATCCATCAACCCGGCCCAGCGCCGGGTTTTTTTTCGTCCTCGTCGTCCAAGTATTTCCAGTCAGCGCCCGCGCCCATCAGGCGAGCGCCTTCTTCCAGCCCGGTGATTAGCTCCAGCAGCGACTGCTCGGTGTGATGGATACGCAGGTGCGCGAGGATCGTGTCGTAGCTGTGATAGCTCCCGACCGAGAAGCTCATCGCCATCTTCATGGCGACGCGCTCATGCAGGCTGCGCTTCATCGGTTCCTGTCCGCAATATGCTTTAGCTCGGCGATATGCTTCAGCGTCCCGAGTGCGAGCAGCACCGGCACCACGTCCTCGACCGAGCGCCCCGACATCCGCGACAGCTCGCGCACCAGCTCCAGCACGTCGCCGTCGATCCGGATCGGCACGGTGATCATCTGCTTGCGCTTCGCCATGGTCAGCTCCCCAAATAAAAACGGCCGACGCGGAGGAGATAGAGATGAGAGATGAAGCCCACCACTAAGGCCGCGTCGGCCGCCCCGCACGATGTCTATAGGCACCATGCAGGGATTGCGATTGTATCCGATCCTAACCCACGTAGAGAACCACGCGCTTCAATCCCAGCGGGCGCAGTATCTTCGGCCCCGGGCCTTCGTGCCCCGCCATCACCGACAGCACATACTCCCGCGAGCAGCGCCACCGCTTCGCGAGCTGGGTGCCGTTGCCCGCTTTCTTCGCTTGAGCGATCACCAGCTCGCGCACCTCGTCCGCCGTGTAGGCCATCATGCGTCGTGCCAGCAGCCGATCACGCGACCGAAGACCGTGACATCGCGTTGGCGGAAGTTATCCTCTTTCATGCGCTGGTCGATGGTGACGAAGAGAAAGCCGCCCGCGTCGAGCTTCATCGCCTGCCGGATCGTGCCCACCGCGCCGCGCTTCTTCGGCATCACCAGATAGCACTGCCCATCGACCAGCACCTTCTGCTTCTCGTCGGCGAAGACCTTCTCGCCCTTCAGGAATTTCGGCTCCATGCTCGCCGTCTGGATCGTCACAAACACGGTGGCCTCACTGCACTCTACTGGGCATGGCATCACCTCAGTGGTTGATTGCTTTTTCTTCCGAGTTAGATCATTCCACTCCACCCGCGGCACCATCCAGTAGGAGGTAGTGGCCCCGTTGCCCATCTGCGCCAAGAGCTTGCGATCCGCAACCATCACGTCAGCCGCGTCGAGCGCGTTCACCTTTAGCTCCAGACACTCTTCGATATGACGCGCCGAGGCCTCCCCGATCCCCCGGTAACCGTTGATCAACTGCCACAAGAACGTGTGCGAGCGACCGATGGCCGTCGCGCACGCCGTGGCGTTGCCCTTGAAGCGCACCTTCACCAGATTCTGGAGATTCTTCAGCCGCACCTTGTGCAACGGCTTCATGCTCTCTCTGACGCTCTCGTCTTCCTTCGCCTTCACGACATCACCTTTTTTCATGTGCCCCTGTAAGTTGTTGAATCTGGCCTGCGATCCGTTACATCAGATAGCACCCGCTAGTATTCTGCTCCCGACCATCATAAGCAGTCAAGCGCCTTCGTCCACGCCGGGAGAATGTCAGCGCGGGCGATAAGGGGCTTGACCTCGATAATTGACACGCGCTAGAGTCGCACCTCGGCCTCGCTGCGGTTCCGTCCCTCCGAGGCACCACGTCGTGGAGGGATTCACATGAAGCGCAAGGCATCACCACCCCGTCACCACTCCCGCACCACCAAGCCCAACGGATCGAAGAGCGCAGCCGCAGCCAAGGCGCGACTCGCCATCTCGCACGGTCGCACCCGCGTGCCCGGTGTCGCGAGCCTGCGCCGGTATCTCAAGGCCTACGGCCGGGGAGCCGATGCGCGAGCTGCTCGCGAGGAATTCGCGAAGAGAGTCGGCACCACGTTGCCCTACCTCCAGCACCTGATCCTCGGCAACCGCATGGCCTCGATGGAGATGGCCGCACGGATCGAGGCGGGCACCCACGGGCAGGTGAAGGCCGAAGAGCTGCACCCCAGCCCAGCGTGGCAGCTCCTGCGCGAGCGAGCGGCGCGGATCGCGCAAGCGGTGAAGGGAGGGCACGCATGAGCTACGGCGAGAAGCTGCGCGATCCGAGGTGGCAGCGCAGGCGGCTGGAGATTTTCCAGCGCGATAGCTGGGCCTGCCGATGCTGCGGGGCGAAGGACAGAATGCTCGCGGTGCATCATCGCTACTACGTCGGCGAGCCATGGGAAGCCCCCGACGAGGCACTGGAAACGCTGTGCCAAGATTGCCACGACGCCGAACACGACAAGGAGAACGAGCGGGCCGCGGTCGAGGAGCTGCTGAATGAGGCGGTGCGCCTCGCCGTCTTCTTGCGCGATAAGCGGGAAGTGCTGGAGGTTACGCGGGCCGAGGCGCTCACGCTGGTGGAGTCGCTCACCGACTTGGTTGTAAAAGCAGCAGTCAAGGTGTGAGCCGATGCCCGACCGCTACGTGCGCGAAGGCCTGCTGCACTCTCCCAGCTACAACGCGCTCGCCCTCGACACCCGGGAATTCTTCGTGCGCCTCCTCCTCGCCTGCGACGACTTCGGCTGCTTCGACGGGCGCGAGCATGTGATCGCAGGTAAGTGCTACCCGCACCCGGTGGACCTGACCGACATCTCGCGCATGGTGGCGGAGCTGCACCACGCCGACATGATCGTGAAATACAGCAACCGCGGGCAGGTCTTCCTCGCGATCACGAAGTGGAGCGGCGACCTGCGCGGCAGCAGACGC